CATGGAGGGTGATGGGGCTTTTCTCGTTCTTGATAATTATTTATTTACTGCATCGTACACGCCGGACGCACCGAGACCGAGGGCGAGTCCGAACACAACCGCACCGAACCAGCCCGCAAAGTCAACGGGGATTGAAAGGGTGAGTTGATACCCGATGCCCAGGGACAAGCCGACTACCATTGAAGTGACGCGGGCGTACACACCGGACACACCGAGGGACTTGATCCACTGAACGAAAGCCAGCACGAAAACCAAGAGCGGGATACCTGCTACGGTTGCATTTTCAAACAAAGTTGCGAAGTCCATTTTTACTCCTTTCTAACGCTCAAAGATCGCGTCAAGATTTGAGGGGTGAGAGTGATTTATGATTCTTCTACCTGCATGATTATACACCTTCGCCGCAAGCGCATAATGGTATTCCATTTCCGCCATAAGTGCGGCGCGGCGGGCAACGTCACCGGCTGGGTAATCCTTGCGGTAGTGATCCCAAGTGGGGGAGTGATCCACGCCCCAAAGATGAACAGTCTCAAAACCGAGATAGTACGCCATTTTGAGAGCAACGTAAACAACGGTCATACCAGAGAAATAACGTTCAGCCTTGAAATCTGCCCTATCGTTTGTTACCAGGCAAGCGCGAGGAAGTTTATACAGGCGGCTTGTGCCTTTCTCTTTATCCGCGAGAAAAGCAAAGTCAGCATCACGGGCGAATCGGTAAATTTCGTCTGAGTGATTCGTCAAAATGTCGTGATCTACGCACACGTAGAAATTCGGCTGATATAGGCAGTAATTCACACCAAAAGACGGGTAGGTATCAAGCATAAGATCGGGAACATCCATTAGGGACTTGCCGTTTCCTAAGATCAAGCACTCTTTCATACTGTTAGTCATTTTTACACCTTTTCCTTTTTTTGTTTACGCTTCGGTTAGTTCTACAATAACGTAACCGTCTTTTACAACTTCGCCGCGCTGTAAAATAACACGGTCAATGAGGCAATCATCAAGACCCATTGCCTCAAAAATACCATCCTGATACGCCTTGAATGTTGCGTACAGGTTGTCAAGATCGCGCCGCCTTTTGTCTGGAGGGCAAAAGGTTATTTTGATTTGTAGGTCTGTTTCTAGTAAAACAAGTCGGCTTTCTCGCGTCAAAGCCATAGCCAAAAGTTTTGCATCTTGCTTTACTCCAATCAAAGCGCGCCGATCAATGCGCTTGTTTGGGGACAGTCTACTATCAAGCCAAGGAAAGAAGATTTTCGTCATGCGGATACCCCTAGAATCTTCATCAGCCAATCAAAAACCCGCGCTTTCCATGCGTCTATTTCCATGCTGATACGGTAATCGTCAACGTTCATTTGTACCCTCCACAATAACCAGCACCGGACGATCTGCACCGACTGGACCCGGCAAGCGGGTCACTTTCACGATTTGTAACACTTGTAAAATTCGCAACAAAATACCTCTGATTATCATAGTTCACGTTCTCCGTATTTGTTCTCGATATGAATATGCCGACGGGCGAGCAAGTACACCTCGGAAAGCAATATCTTTGCGGACTTCTCGCCAAGGTTTGGGATCGCCTTAGTCAATGCGGCTATGTGCCTATAAACCATATCCTTTACGTGTGATTCCTGTCCTTCGAGCCATTCATCAAATGCGGCAATCTTGCTATCAGCGTCATCGTAGTTCAGTTTGTTTTGTGTTTTTGTCACCATGTGTATATAACCTTTTCTTGTTTATATAAACTAATTTAGTAGTACGTAGTAGGGGTTGTGGATAATGTGGAAAGAATCGGCTTTCCTTCTTGATTTCCTTTTAGAATTTTATCCACAAGCACCTGTGGATAAAATCGGTAAAACTGTGGATAAAACGCCGTAACTGTGGAAAGAATGTCAATTTTCGATTCTTTCCACAGGTTGAGCGATTCTTTCAACACCCCTGTGGGATTTATCTGTGGACTTTATCGGGATGAGGACATCAATCCGATTCAGTTCAATTTTGAATATCTTCGTGATGGACATTTGCAGGGAATACAGCCACGACCGACCCTCTCCGACTAGTAACGGATGTTCGACGTATAACAGGGCGGTGAGTAGCAGGTAAATCGGAGCCACGCCCCAGCCGTCAGCCTCTCGTTTGCAATGGGCGTAATCCTTACAACACCATTGATAAGCAATATCCCGCAAATCGTCCCATGTTTTCATGTTTGAGAGATTGCCGTGACTTGTGATCCGGTCAATGACTTTTTGGATCTGTTCGGTGATGTAGCCTTCATCATCCTTCTTTTTGCGTCCCATTTTCGCCCTCCGTTATTTCATCAAATAAACCAACCTGCCCAGCCGCTCGCATTTTCCACGCTTCAGGGATTCCGCGTGTGTAATCGCAGTTTGGGAAATTCGGACATCCTAAAAACTGGTTGTCGTTTTGCTTATTTGTTTTTACAATCAATTTTCGAGGCGGGTTGCAATGCGGACACAAAATATCACTTTCGGTATTTTCTTGAAATTTCATAAAAACTCCTTTTCGTTTGAATTTATAAAAATTCTACGACAAAAAGGAGTAAATAATATTCGTATAGATTTTTGTAATGAAATTGGAATTATTCAAAATAAATACAACCTCGCAGGGTGAGGGGGACACCCAACAAGGTTGCGCGTTTATAATATCAAATCCGATGGTGAATGTCAACTAAAATTTGAAATTATTTTCTAAAAAAAACACTTGCTATGAAAACAAGCAAAACAAGAGAAATCAAAACGAGAAAAACTATTTCGTTCATTTTGTTATCACTGTCCATGTTCTCATAATAACATCGGCAAAAATGATAAATGAGATTGAATAAATGAGCTTCTTTTCGTTGTCAATCCACTGTTCTATTTTTCGGACGCGCTCTAATAGTCCGGGTTTATCGTCCCGAACATCACCGATCAAAACAGAGTTTATCGTCGTCACCACTTCCTTGACGGTTTTTAGTTCCGTAAGTATTTCCCTATTTTGCTCTGATATTGCCGCGTGTCTCTCTGTTTGGGTTTCATCCATATATTTATACCTTTTTGCCGTTTCCGTTCGTTTTTGACCGTATTTTTTTGCGCCTGTGACGCGTTATCTCACTCTTACAACCGCCGCGCCAGCCTTGGGCGGAGTTCCCTTGATAACGCCGCCGGTTCTCGTGGCGGGCATGGTGGTTGCTGCGGGCGTGGTGTTCGGTGTCTCACCCACACCCGAACCAGCGGGGAACGCCTCGGCTACCTCTGCCTCTGTGAATCCAGCCAGGCGCATGGCGGCTTTTGCGGGCATCCCGCCGTCAGTGAGTTTCTTCATGATGTCCGCTTTGTCACTGACAGACTCACCCCAAGCGGAATCAACCTGCAATTCATGGTCAAAATCGCCGGTGTCAAAAGTGCCTAGTGAGGAAGGAAACACGCCGTTATAAATGCCGATGGTCAACGCCATTTCAAAGGCACGGGACAGGGACGCGAGAAAATTATTACGGGCTTCGTTCGCACGATCTACCGCCGCGCCTAATAGGGTGCGCAACGCCGCTCCGCTCATGGCGCTTTGCTCCGTGGGGGACAGGGCATACCAGCGCAATTCAGGCAAATCTTTTTCGAGTTCTTCCATTTGCGCGTTGAGGATCGCCAGCGCGTCAGCGTAATCAATCGGCGGGATAAGGCTTGAAATTGTGGACATACCAGGCAGAGAAATCAACCGCCCGAAAATTTGACCCAGAACGCCGGTAACAGTAGGACTTGACGGGACTGGAGAATTGCTTGCGGATGTATCCACACGCGGCGGGGGTAGCGGTCTGCCTTGCGCGTCTGTGCTGTTTGCTGAGGCGATGAATACTGGCTCCCCAAAGGCGAAGAGTAAATCATGCAAGCGGGTTGCGACACGGTTGGCTTCGTAGACCTTATCCAGTGCGTGATATACGCACCCTTGCCCGCGAGGGTCGCCATTGTCACGGAATTTCGTATGGACTACTGGAATGAAATCTATCCCAAGTTCTGAAAAGTACATTGTTTCTTTTGGGCTTCCCAATTCCGTGATTGAAGTCGTGCGGGTTGTCTGTCCTTGCCAACTTCGGAAGGTCTGGGTATCCGCGTCCCATTCTTCCGTATAATTCGCGGGTAAGTCGTTATCATCCAGCACAGGAATATCAATGCGCAAGTAGGTCAAGAAATTGCGCGAATCCTCCGAAAAGTCGGTGACGTAAAACGGGGATATATCTTCGAGGTAGGTCTTTTCCTTATCGCCGCGTACACGCAGGAAGGAATCGCCATACAGCGAGAACCCGCGAATCATGGGAGCTTTGTTGTTTGCTAGGTTGCTATCCTTGATTATCTGCTCGATTGCGTCTTGCAGGTCTGGGTTTTCGGCTTCATCGTCACCCGTTAGGACTTTGAACTCTTTGCCCGGTATCATCTTCGACGCATAAAATTCAACCGAACGATTTACAACCGTGCGGAGTCGGCGGGTCGTATCGTCGGGGATAACGGCATCGTCGTTATTGTAGAGCACATAAAGCGCGTCATACAAATTGTTGTAATCGTAGGGCGTGACGGTTGGGGTTGCGTTTGCGCCCTGCTTATTCGTGCCGGTGATGAAGTCCCAAAGTGAGTTTATGATTGTCATTGTGTGATTGTCCTGCCCGTTGTGCGGGCTTGTAAACCTTCGGCGAGATAATAACTTAGGTAATCGCATAACTGCGAGAACGCATCGACTTGGTCTTTATAAGCGGAGTTCGGGAAGTTGAATAATTCCGCTTCCCAATCAATCATCCATGGCGTATCGTCCGACGGGGGAGGGAATATTACGCATCCTTTTTCGCACCATTTCGCCGCCTCGTATGCCCGCGCTATTTTGTCGCCTTTCGGGGTGTAGGGCATTACGCGTTCAGCAAAGGGTGAAATCTGTTTCATGGATTGAATTACCTGAATACCGGATGATTTATTTTCAATGATTATATCCCGCATTACGGTTGACTTCATGCCGCCGTATTTCTTCGCTTGCTCCTCGATTGCATATTGCAACTGTGGGAACTCAATCTTTTTACGCCAAATATCGCGAATAAATAACCTGTAATCGGGGGTCAACTCGCCCGCAATCCCGCATGTATAAGCGGCGGTGTCCTCAATGCTTGCGGCGGTATCCCATGAAAAGTACCTACCCACGCAAGGGATAGAGGCGCGGCGGATCGTAAACCATTCGCGCTTGAAAATCGCACCGACCAGCGGGGTGGGTCGCTGTTGAAATTGCCCAGCTACACCGATTTCGGAAAGGGGCAGTTTCAGAATGTCTAATTCTTTTCGCCCGATATGCTCTTCCCAAAGTAGCTGATTTACTTCCGTGCGTGGGTCCTCGAAACCAATGGACGAATGAAAGCGCGTCACGCCTTCCCACTCAGCAGGGAGAATAAGCAATTCCCATGGGTCGCCGCGCTCGATGATATGCCCGCATAAATCCTCATCATGTAGACGTTGCATAATCAATATCTTTTTGACGGTCTTAGGGTCATTGCCGCGCATGTGGATTGAATTATCGTAGGTGTAATTCACGCGCTCGCGCTCTGCCTTGCTGTTTGCCTTTGTCGCATCAAGCGGATCATCAATAATCAGATAATCGCCGCCCTGCCCTGTGATCGAGCCGCCTGTACCAAAACATACGCGATACCCGCCGTAGGTGTTTTGGAAGTTCTCTTTGCTATCCTGCCTCTTGTTGATAACGATGTGAAATCTTTCCTCATACCAACGCGAGGCTATCAATTCGCGGCATTTCATGGAATCGCGCAAAGTCAAAGCCTCGGAGAATGAGAAGCATAGGAATTTCGCGGATGGTGTTTTTGTCCATACCCACGCGGGAAAAAAGACGTTGCATAATAGGCTTTTCATGTGGCGCGGGGGGACGTTCATCATTAGAGAGTTTGACGGTAAACGCCCTTCGTACAAGGCTTGCAGGTATTCACAGATAGCGCGGATGTGCCAGCCGTCAATATAGACAGTCCCCTTTTCGACCTTATCCCAAGCGGATACAACAAAGGCGTGAAAATCACGCCTGAGTAATTCCGCGTCAAGGTCGGTTATTGTGACGGCTTCGACTTCTCTAACAGTCGTTTCCAAGTTTCGATTTCCTCATCCGTGAGCTTTGATAGATCGGGCTTTTCCTGTGATGTCATTTCTACTTTGTCAGGCACTTTTCCATAGGCACGATTTAGTATTGCATCCCAAAATTGAAACTGTCCCTTTTTGGCTTTAGTGATTGCAACCTGCATCATTTCATCTGCGATGCTTTGCTTTTTTCCGCCGTCAGTTTCTTCGATGATATTGCGTAAATACTCCGCAAGGGTTGTACCCAGCGGAGTCCTGCCTTTACGGTTGATTCGGGGATCGCCTTTTTTGAACGGCATATTATTTTTCCAGCTTCTTTACTCGCTTTTCAAGTGCGGCAATTTGCCGAAGTAACTCTTTTATAATTTTAGTTTGCGAGCGAGTAATGAGGTCAAGGCTTTTATCTTGCCCGTGAGGTTTTTCAGATTCTGTGATTGCCTCTAAAAACGCCTCATCTGGGTCGTCCTTGATTTTCCGTGACGATACAAATATATCTTCCGCGTAAATCGCCGGGGTGCGGATTGGCAAAGCAAATACCTGTTCGGAAGGCGGCGGGTCTATAATGCAATCCAACAAATCATCATTTTTCAAATTTGGTAAAGTGGGGCAAATAAGATTCCCATTTCCATCGTCGTGGAAATCACCGCGTTCTCTTAGGTTATATTTCAGCGCGAATTTTGCGCCGTCAAAATTATTAGGTATTTTCAGCATAATAGCTCCTAGTCAATCACTTCCAGCATGGCAACAGACCAGTTCCCGCCCGTGATATTTATTGTGCCGCCCGATGTTTGATAGCCGATGATCTCGAAATAATCTCCCGGTGTGACGGTGAGAATGTCAGACACAAAAAATGAATAAAAAGATGAATTTACACCAGCGTACGTGGTGAAAATCGGAATACCTGCAAAGGTGGACCCGTTTTTATAGGCGTACGCAAGACGCAATCCCAGTCCGGCAGAATTTTCCCAGCCGATTTGAGCCACTATTTTTACCTTTGTTGCGCCGGGAGGAACGGTTAGGCGTGTTGGATTGGGGGAGGAAGCCCACATAGCTGTATTGGCAATGAGCGCAGTATCCCAAGATATAAAGACTTCGGTTGCGTTAGACGCTGATTGATTGGCAGTCTTATTTACTGTCACGACAATTGGCGGTTTATATTTACTAACCACCGTAAAGCCGTTTGAGCCATTGGACACAATATAGAGTGCCCAATTTTTTGGGAGTTTTCCGCTAGTTGCTCCATCCACTGTGTCAGACCCAGCCCGCGCCCATGACAGGGTGTAATCACTTTCATTTTTAATCCAGAAACTTTCACCGTCTGCAAGCCCGCTCGCGGCGGGTAGTGTAAATGTTTTATCTGCGGCGGTAGCCGATGTTAGAACGATGATCTTATTGATGTCACTGGCGGTGATCGTGTAATCGGCGGTTTTTTCGAGCCGTGGTAGAGTGCCACCGCCACCACCCAAGCCTACATTAGATTTTTCTATCGCCCGAGTTTTTGGAGCGGTTCCAATGTCAATAGCGACAATAAACAAATCACTGTCAGATAATGACGTGACCCGTGTTAGTTGCGTGATTTTTCTATCGTCTGAATCCATTTTACTCCTATGGGTTAGCGCGGATGGTGGGCGAGCCGTTCGGTACACCTACGGCGCGGATTATGTTTTCGACCAAGCGATCTGTTGAAGTGAGCACAGTACCCGCCGAAAGCGGGCGGTCTGCGTAGGTTGCAAGCCCTTGAAAGACAAGCCCGTCAGTAACGAGTGTATGGTCTGGGGTTCCGCCATTATAGAGGGTGGTTACTTCAGCGGCTGAGAGGACGCGGTTATAAATGCGCGGGTCAAAGATTTTCCCATCGAACGCGGCAACATATACACCGGCTGAATTTTTCGTGTTCCCTATTTGAAATTCACCGCCCGTTTCATCCATCGCAGTCCCTACGGGGGTAGTAAATTCAGTCAAGGCTTGTACGCTTGCATCAATATATATAATCGGGTCGTTCGCCGTGTTTGATCTATTGTAGGTAACAACTACATGATGCCATGAGCCGCTCGCAAATGTGTTTGCGTTTGTCTGAATCCAAACGCCGCCAGATGTTGAGAATGGATCTGAAAATACAAGTTTTGTGTTAGATAAATAAAACCGCGTCCCGGCAACCTGCGAGGCGTTATACATGATAATTCTTATGCTTGTTGCATCAAAAGCATCAACGTATATCCACGCGCTAAGAGTCTTATCTGTTAGGTTTGATACTTGCGGCAAATATCCATAGTTTATTGCGTCCGTTGCTGTACCGCCCGCAAATTCAACCGTGACAGGCAAAAGCCCGCCGGATAAATAGCTATCGTTCTGTTTTGCGCCGTACTCCACATGAATAATTCCGCCCTGCTTGATGGTAAAAGCGCGGTCGGTGATGTAGTAATGATTGCTTATGTTGCTTCTGTCCTCTGTCCCTAGAATCAATGAGCCGATGGTGAGCATGAGAAAACTAACCAGGTGGTTTTTATTCAGGTTTGCAAGGTAATTCATTTTTGTTATCCTTGATTTTGGGAATTTATATTCCTCAATTACTGCCTGTCCGTACATATCAGCTAAGTATGTATTCTTTTGATATTTCTGGTCAAATTGGAAAGGAAAATAACCATAAGCCTCTTGTGATTCTGTGTCATCAATAGTTGACTCAATACTATTTCCGTAATAAATCCCATAACCACGCGCCTGTAAGAATGTAATCCAAACGCCAGCACTTGCGTTATTTAGGATTGAATAATAAACCGTATCGCCGTAATAGGTCGCAGTTACAACAATATCGGTGGTTTTATTCGTGCCGCTTCCATCTTGCGCCGTGTTTGCAAGGTAATCCGTTGTCGCAACGGGCGTTTGCATGTTTGTGCCGGATACCTGAGACAAGCCGGATGGGTCTGTATAATGCGCTGAAAATTCCGCCGTTTTGCCGGAAGGGATAAAAAGCGGCGTGCCCAGCTTGTAAAGCACTTTCAATGACGTATCAGTAATAACAGGATGAGCGCGGATGATGGAGGCGTTCAGTAATCCATCTTCAGGGAGTAGGATGTTATATCCTTCCGCATCCGCCGCAAGTGCGGCATCTTCTGTGACCGCTGGTTCTAAAGTCCCTTCATCCAATATGATTTTCCCGCCGCTTTCGAGAAGTAAAAAGCCGAGTCCATCCTCTAATGCCAGATAGTTTTTATCTGTTGAGACTATCCATTTTTCTGGGATAGTGATTTCATCCAACGCCCGCCAGCCATGACGCGCAAGCATGTTTTCGACGCGTAATGTCCCGTCGTGCTTGACGTATATATACCCAAGTTCGGAGTTTGCCAGCTTCGTAAATTCAGACAACGCCATGGTCTTACGTTGGACATTATCGAATACAGCGGGGAAGGTGAAAGAGCCGGTGTCAAAACTTGTCGCTTCGGGTTGCAGACTCAAACGCGTGAGGATGGTTGTTACGGCTTCGTCAATGCGCTTATTCAGCCCAATTGCCGCGCCTTTCATGGGGTAGTTTACTGGTACATTCATGTAATCAACCGCCATGACGCGGACTTGCTCGTTACCCCAGTTCAAATCGTCCGAATCGATACTTGCAATTCGACCCGTCCAGATTTCTTCATTCAAACTTCTATACGTTCCGCGTACCCGTAATTTTGCGCCCTTATTCCAGCCCGTGAGAGTAGACAAGCCGCGTACAGAATCGCCGCCCATTGGGGAGAACTGCTTACCCTTGTTGTTTATCGTGATATTCAACATGCCAAGCACAGATACGCGGTTTTCAGGTCGCCAGCCGCCCAAGCCGTTATTGCCTTTGATGTCACCGACCACATACGCGGAAATATCAACCCACGCCGAGCCGTTGTAATATTCGGTAATAACAGAATCAAGATATACAGCGTCCGGCATTAGTCACGCACCTTAGCAAATTCAACCGCCAGAATGGAGGCGAGTTTGTAATAATCAAATCCCATTGAAGCGCTCGCCTGTGCGTTATTGACCTGCGAGCCGCCAGGGAGATTTACCAATTCCGCGCCGCGCTCCCCTACCCAAGTAAGCCCACTTGCGGGACCACCACTTGCGCGCTTATTTGTGGTTCCGCCAGAATTTGACGGGCGAGAGGCGTTGTAGTTCGCCTGTGATGTTTTGCCTAGATTTGTTCCGAGAGTGCGATCAACCATTAGCCAAAACTGAACCGCCGCGCCCTCCCAAGCCTCACCAAGAGCGCGTCCAATGCCGTCACGGATTACGCCAGTCAACGCGGTTTTGAGTGCTTCGCTCAATGCGCTCCAATTTGTGCGGGCGATAAGGTCAGTGAGTGCTTGCAAGATATTTACAGTCGAATCAATGGCGGCGCGAGTACCGCCCGCCCAATCAACGGTCTTTATCCATTGCGAAAAAGCGGTAGATATGCGATTCCAATCCACACTAGCTACCCAATTCTCGAATTTTTGAGTCAACGCTACGGGGTCAAGGTCTGGAAGTAGGTTTTGCAAGTCTCCCCACAACTTCGACCAATCGCGGTTAGCTATGTCGTCAATAAGCGTCCCTAAACTCTCGCCAATTGCCGCGATACCTTCGGCAACCCAAGGGGACTGCACCCATTTTGTAAATGTTTCAAGGAGGGATGTGGCGCCGGGCAAGAGCGGACCCGTGAAAGCGTTCGCCAGCCCTGTAAAGGTCAGGTCAACTTCGTTCAAGTTTCGCTGAAACTCTTCATATTGTGTAGGGTCAAGCACAAGCCCAAGGGCTTCTACCTTTTTCTTTACTTGGTCAATGCCGCCCTCATTCGCCATTGTATCGAAAACGTCAACCAACTTTGCGCCCGAACGCCCGAAGATGTTCGTCAGGAAGTCCACGCGTTCGGTCTGCGTCCCGAACTCGGCATACTTTTTGCCGATTTCATCCATGAGCGCGGATTGATCGCGGACGTTCCCGCCCGCGTCCAAAACATCAATGCCGAAGTCCTGCAACGCTTTACCGGTGGTGGATAACTCGCCAGTGGAATCCAGCAAGCCTTTTGCCATTATGGTTGTTGCGTTTGAAAGGTCGCTGATTTCCACGCCAGCTTTTTTGGCAACAAATGACCAAGCCGCGAGTTTATCTTCTGACATGCCCGTCACATCCCCCAGCGCGTCCATGCCCTCAGTCCATTCACGGGTTCGATCTACCGCGCCGGTAATGAGTCCCGTAACGGCATCAATGCCTGCCATTAGCAAGCCAGTGTCAAAACCTATGGGGATAACCAATTTTTCTAAGAGCATTTTTACCTATTTTAAACTGCAATTATCTTGCAACTATTTATTGATGTGTTTTCGCGTATATTTACATAAAAAGGAGAATAAAAATGATTGAATATAATTATAAAAAACTGCCTTGGTACTGGTTATATTTTAGAAGGTTACAAAAAATCTGGTGTCGCTTGAATCTTCATGTTCCTACGTGGGCGCAATCCGAAGAATCCACGCATGATGAATATTTCTGCCAAGAATGCTGTGCTATTCTTACAAAAGAACAGTACGAAAAGTTCTTTTCTAAGGCAAGGAAAATAAGAAAAATCATTTTGTAATCATCCTGAATTATTTTTTCTTTTTCTTCGTGGCTTTGATAATCGCCATGTTTGCGCGGATCTGTTCGGGGGTCTGCTGTGCAGGTGTATGTTCGCCCCACCAGTCAGGAATGAGGTCAGAGATTTTCGGGAGTTTCTTCACGCCCGCCGCAATCATCATCATTCGTAATAATTCGGCGGTTCGCTGATCGGCTCTTTCCTCTGGGAAAGGCTCCACGCTGTAAATCGCCAGCCAGTGAGCATATTCAGCATGACTCATGCCCGCGAGCATTTCGGCAACGGATCGCCAGCCTAAGACGCGGGCGAGTTCGTAGTCAAATCGTCCGTTTTTTTTAGCTCTGCGGTTGCATCGTCAACGGCTTTTTTACCAAGCGCATTGAACTCGAATACCTGCTTGACGATTTGCTCAAGCGTAGAAATCGCCAGCGTGCCAACTTCCGCGCCGGTGAGCATGGTTACGCCGTTTTCATCAACGATGGAATCAGCGATAACCTGAAAAATATCCGCGCCCTGCAAGTCACGCCCGCGCAAGCCCATTGCATATTCGGCGGACAGAGCGCGGATAAGCAGACTTCCACCATCAACGTTGATGGTGGTTGTCTTTGGCTTCAAAAGTTGATCGCGTGTCAGCATTACGAACTCAACGAGAACGAATCAGTTCCGCGGAATGTGATCTCGGCTTTGAGAACTTCCGGCTTCGTAGCGTCTGCGGTCATGGGCTTGATGTTCGTCACGAGTGCGCCAAATAATTCAGCGTTCAGGCTATCGAACGCCATCGTATAGCGTCCCACCGTTCCCGCTCGCATGTTGGTATAGAGCGTTGCGATGTTCGCCTTTACATAATTGATCGTTGCTTTGAACTCACCGATTTCAGCGAGCTTGCTTGAAACGAAAGTGCGATGCCCGCCCGTGCCGTGATGGGTGGATTCAACCGCCGGTACTGACATTTCGGGCGGGTCAACGCTTACAACTTCGCCAATCGTGCCAGCCGAGTCGGACAGGATAACGCCGTAATTAGTTTGTGTCATGTTTTATTTACTCCTATTCCCAAACGAAAAATTCCACAATGCGCCGGTATTTATTCGCCTCTGGGTCTTTGAAATCACTGATGTTTTCAGCGGTTATCAGTTCGATATTACTTCGATCTAAATCAAGAGCGGCGCGTACTTGATCGCCTAACGTAACCGCGCCCGCGTAGGTGTTCGCCCAGCAAGAAACCTGTAAACGCCTACGCACCATATCCGCGCCGCCGTGATGTCTCATAGGTATTTCGCTGATGAACTGATAGCACCCACCTGGCAGAGTTCCGCCTTGAGAGGGCATTGACAGCGGGTAGAACGTACCAACCGCCGCCAGTTTAGCGCGGATTACATCTTCAATAATCATTTCGTGATGTCTCGCATATTCTTTTCTACACTATCCACAATAGCGGACAGGGCTTGCAATTCTGCCTCATCGAACGCCGGACGCAAGAACGGTTGTGCCGCCATTTTGTACGTTCCGAACTCCACGTAGGACGCATACGGGGCTTCAAAACCGATCTCGACATCGTTACCCGCTTCACGCACAAACACGGTGGAGCGTAAAAAGCCAGTGTCAACGGGACAATTATTCTCCGCCTGTTGTGCAATGACCAACGCGCCCTCGGCTAAATCGTCAACAGTAAAAGCTAGACCGATTGCGTTCAGTTGTGCCGTGAGTTTCGCCATTCCTGCGATTATTGCGGGCATTAGATACCGTCTGCTCTTTCGTTTTCTGCTCTTGCAATTCTTTCAAGAATTACACGCAAAGCCTGTTGATCGTCAATATACTTCACGTTTACAGGAAAGCAGGCTTGAATCAATATCGAAACTTCTTTGATGTGAGTTCGCATTTCTTCAAGTTCTAAAAACGCATCACTTACATCTACCGTCTCGCCTAGTCGATTTAGTGCCGCCTCTATTTTTGACATTATCGTATCTCCTGCAATGATGCTATTTTGACATTGCGCCCGACCTGTACGCCGTCCACGGAAAACGTGACATTGCGCCCGATGACCTTGGCCCCTACCGCGATGGACTGACTCGCGGCGACCCGTAAAACGGCATCCGATTCAATCGTGACGATTTCGCCGCGCTCATTGCGGTACTGCTTTTCAGTGGATAAGCCCGCGTAAATCAGGTTTCCACTGTCAAAGCTATCAATCAACTGACCAAGTGAATCCTGTCCGCTTGTCTTAGCGTATAACGTCACTTGGTCATTCATACTCTCGGTATGAGATACGGTCATGCGAGCGACTTCGCCGGATGTGAGTTTTCTCATTATGTCCAGTCGGGGTGATCGTCGGAGTGACTGACAAGCATTGAATAATTAGGGAGGTACACAAGCGCATCATTCAACGCCTGCGAGTAGTTATCCATAATCAGTTTGCTTTGTTGGGATCGGGAGAATGAAGCATTATCCGCGCTGAAATCGTAATCGAGCGAGACATCATTCAGGGCTTGCCGCCATACAGCCAAGTCAGCGATTGCATGGAGTTTTTTGGTATTGGTCGCTTCGGCTTCGGTAGACACGCCGTACCACTCAAGGGCTTTTTCAGTGATCGCGGAAATCTGCAAGCTGTCTGACCAGCCAAGCTGTGATTTGACTTGTCCAAAATTTGATGTGATATACGCAGCAAGAGTCATAAAGTAACCTTACTGCCCGCCCGGTGAAAAGGTAAGTCCGGGCGGGCAGTGTTACCAATTTATCGGACTAAGCCCGAGGGATTGGCGTACGTGGTTTGAGTTCCGCCGTCCAAGATCGCGGCGGCATGACGACCCCAAGCACCAAAGCCGATCTCGGCTTCAAAGGTTTGGGCGGTCAACGGATGGGCGTTCAACTGGAACACCATACGCATACCGTTTAGGGCGGTGAACTTGTCCAAGCGGTGAACGAGCGGCTTTTGTGGTGATCCGGTTGCAATCGCGGCATAGTAGCCGGACGGGACCCACGAGCGGGTGTGGACTTCGTATCCAGCCCAATAACCAACCAGCTTGTTATTCGGGTCATCTTCAACGTCAGCGGTCATAAGCGTTCCGCTTGTGCGACCCGGTACAGCCACAACCGCGAGGGTCAAGGCGGTGAACTTGGTCGATGCAAGCCCTGTGAGGGTGGACACATTCGCGGCATTGATGAACAGCTTCACGCCGGGGAGCATGTGTTCGGTGACGTTTGCAATCAGCGTGTCAATGTCGGTGTACGCGAGGGACGCGCCAGCGGTTCCGGCATAATGCTGATGGGTTCCGGCAAAGGTCGTGCCGTCTGGGGCGTTCGGGATCGCGCCGCCGTCAGCATTCAAAAGTTTTTTGACCGCGAGGGTCGTACCATCACCGAGCCAGTCCACAAAGCTGTAATTCGCTTTGCCAAAGATCGCGGCGGTCATTTCCTGACGGAAGCGCGTAAGGTACGCGGTCTGAACGTCAAGGGTGCGCTGTGCAAGATCGGCGGGGGTAGCGCGGGCGATGAAGTCCGCAGTCCAGCCAGTCGAAAGGCTGAATTTGCGGAGCGGGAAATTTACTTCAACGCCGTTGGCATCCTTCTGGGTACGGGCAACGCCGAGTTCGTCAACTTCCTTCATTTCCATGTTTTCGGAAGTCCCCCACACGCGGCGGACGTCGGTGCTGGATTCGGCAATCAAGCCGACTTGATCGGCAACCTGTCCATTCAACCAATCCAAATGGGCTTGAATAGCGCGGGCGATTGCGTCAAATCCGAATTGAGAGGCGGGGACGTAACGTTGAGCGAGTAAATCTTCGAGGGAGTAAGTACCTACGTATTTAGTCATTGTATAGGTTCCTTATGCCACTGCCGCGCGAAGTCCGGGAGGCGCAATAACAATAATTTCCTTGTTATTGATCGCCATAGCAACGGGGGTCGTTCCGGTGGTTTCAAGCTGATTGGTTGCGCCCACATAAAAGCGGGTTCCGGGGGTGTAATTATCGGAATCTTCAAGCCATTCCATAATCAGACCCAAGCCCTTGATGGTACAGGGCAATCCGCCGGTACTATCATTCAATGACATTGCGAATCCGTCGAACGCCAGTTCGTTGGTCGAATCGTCTGTTGCGGGGCGTACTTTGCCATCACTGTCAATAAAGACAGGGGTGAGCTTTTCAAATGCAAGACCGGGTCCGGCGGTAATCAGTTCTGAGATGTCAATACACTTCGATGCTGAAATCGCGTCGTAACCGGCTTTTGTTGATTTCACAACTGCTGCCATAATTTACCTCACTACACTATGTTGATTTGTTTTCGTTGTTTGCCGTGAGAGTTTGTGCCCTCTGGCAATTCGGGGATTTGCTTTTTCGTGATCGCGTTTGCCGGATCATTCAGCCATTCAAGTTGCTCAATGGGCGTGAGTTTATCCAGTAGCTTCGTGATCGCTTCGGGCAAATCTTTACGCAAGGCTTCCACCTGTTCGGCGGCGGCATCATTCGCGGCTTTTTCTTTGGCTTCAATGCTCTGAAGTAAATCTTCATACTTCTTTTGAGCTTCTTTTGCCGTTGCCTCTGCCTTTCGGCGGGCATCCGCTAATTTGCCGTCAAGTTCTTTTTGTGTGAGGGATATTTTTTCAGGGACTTTTTCGCCCGCGTCCTGTGGCGGGATTTCCTTCACTTCGTCGGTTTGCGCTTCGGTGACTTCCTTGCTTTTATCTTCGTCTGACATTTCACCTCGTTGCGGTTCGAGTAAGCCGCTCCCCTGTTTGGATATTGTTTTGCAATATTACCTATCCGCAATATAGCACAAAAAACCCCATTCTGCAATGGGGTTTTATTACGTGCCGCGTAAACGCGGGCGGATGGGGGGGGGTAACGGTTTGCGTTACCTGCGCTGGGGCGGGGACGGCGAAGCCGTCCGAGCAAATAAAGCAAACGGGTTGATAATATTTGAAACGCTGACGCTGCCCCAGCGTCAGGTGGACGCTTTGTTAGCCCGCATGATTTAAAACAAATTACCTTGACTATCAATCATGCCCTCGTAGCCACACCATTTACATTTAGCGTGATCGCTACACCCATCGTTTGAGACATGCTCAAAACCCACAAAAAACGAGTGCCAATGTAGAACGTGACACAAAAAACCTTTTAGCCATGCAATCATTTTTATTTTCTCTTTCTGCACTTGGCGCCAAGTGCGGGCTAACGGCAAGCGTTACCCGCCCGCCGTGTTTGTAGAATCCGCCGCGCTGACCAGAGCCGAAGGCGGGTCGGTGTGCGCGCATTGTTCGGCGTCTTTCACGATTGGGAAATCGCACTCATAACAACGCGCCTTTGTTGGTTTGCGGGTGGATGTGACCCATTGCTCATGACCACATTCCAACTCGCATGACCACTGTTTTTTATTGAACGGTGATTTATCAGACCGCAAAACTTTTACCATGACTACCTACCTTCTCGGCAGACGCCGAACGGCTTGCGTTACCTGCGTGTGGCGGTTATGACTTTTGCTTTCACGAGCCGCCGCCCGCCACACGTCAGGTACACGCTTTGTTAGGCTTTGCCCAAGTACGCGACGAGAGCCACGACCAGAACAACAGCCACGATTGCAAGACCAACAAGCGACGAGGACATGACCCACCACCAAGACCAATTGATGAGACCGAGCAGTTTTAGCACAATGAAAACGACCTGCACGACACCACCGCAACCCATACCACCACTTGATGAACTCGATTTACTTGACATGATTTTCTCCTTTTGAAAGTAAAAGCCTAACGGTTTGCGTTACCTGCGCTGGGGCGGGTTACGCATTCCCTTCTGACGCTGATTCTGCTTGGGCTTGTAAACTGCTCGTCGAAGCCTCAGAATCCCCAGCGTCAGGTGTACGCGGTGTTAGGTGGCATTCTATGAACGCGGCGATATTGACTATTTCAGCCGCGCTTCTAAAAACGATACGCGCCACCTTTCCATTTTCGTAATACTCAATTTCTTGCATAGTAGCAAAATCAGCAAGTACTTCGATTGTGGATGGATTTTTGCCATTATTGAAAATTACCATAGGACTTGTGTTTTTCATGTGCCACCTAAC